AGCTGCAACCGGAGCTCCAGGACCTCCTCCCGCTGGAGGAACTTCACCACCTGGAGCTGGAGGAGCTGGAGGAGCTGGTGGAGCACCGTCTGCTGCTGGTGCTAAATCTTGACCGCCAATATCGCCATCGCCAAATTTTAATTGTACTGCTACGCCTGGATCAGTATGTGTTACGTATTGTTGTATTAAAGGACGAACGTCTAAGTCTGGATCAATGTCTTTAAGTGCATCTAAGAAATCCGGATCATCAATTAGTCCAGCTAAACTTTGTATAGCGTTAATACCATCCGGACCGCCACGTAATTCTTTTTCTAAAATTTGATTTAATTTATCAGTTGCAACTTTTTGCGCATCTTTATTTGGACTAAAGATTTCGTCTTTGTCTTCAAGCATAATGCGATTAATAAATGATTCAAATGCAAACTCTGGATCAAAACTTTCTTTCTTATGGCTTTTGTAGCCTTTGTTTTTCATTGAGTGTGCTAATGCCCAAGGATTATCAATTTCCTTGTGTTTCTTCATTGCTTTAACAGTGCCTTCCCATCCTTTTGGTGCTTTTTCATCTAAGAAGTAATCTGAAGATAGTTCGCATACTGGTAATTCACTTTCGTCTACAATATTATATAAGAACGGAAATACTGTTTTCATTTCTTCATTAAACGTGCGAACAGTTAGTCGATCAATCCAGTCGTTCATTACAGTTTCTGGAATAACGCGTTCTTCTTTTTCAACAAATGATTCTGCAAATTGTTGATAATATGCAGGGCGTTGTAAGCTATTAATTTCTTTTTTAACAGCTTCGATTCTTTCAATTACCCTTGATGTAACGTCGCCCATTGCTTCTGATATTTGAGATTGACGACCAACGTAGCCTTTAAATTTACGTAAACTTGCTAATTCTTCACTAAGTTTAGTAATGTGTTTGCCAATTGCATCATATGGGTTTCCGCCATGTTTAACATGCTCTGCTAATGCACGAGCACCTGGTAAGTGTTTATACGGGTATTTAAATCTTTCTCCATCTGCATTTTCTACATATATGCTTTGAATATGCATAGTACGACCTGCAGCTAGTTCTGGATTAATAGGTTGGCTGTGTTTAACAATTAACCGAGCTTCACCTAAATTTTGGTAACTTATTTTAGAAGTCCCAAACATTTTACTTTCCATCATTGGTTGTTCCTTGGGTTTTGCTTGAAACTGATAGTCTCGTTTGTCTAAGTTGCTTTTACCGATATTTTGTACATCAAAATTTAATAAACGAGTTTTAGCAAATTGTCTAAATGATCTTATAAATTTATATGCGTTGTGATGTGTAGCACCTGAGTCGTCGTCAACTAAATCTCCGCTAACTTGTACTACAATACCATCATCTAAGTCTAAAGTAATAGCAATAGTACCAAGCGGCTCACCGTTCTCTTCATATTCAAATTCAAAGAATCGAGCACGCGGTATATCAGTCTTTTTACTTAATACTTCTGCATTTTCGTCGCCCATTTTAATATTTGAGAAACGTGTTTGTATTTTACCATAAAGGTCTAAAGCGATTTTATCTAAATTATTGTCCATGTTTATATTTATCACATATTAGAGGAAACAAATATTGGTAGAGGTGCTTCCCAGTCCTCAAATCGCTCTTCAATCCGCATTCTTTCAAATACCAAAGGATCCCACTCTGCTAGTATGTCAATCATTCTTACTATTAATAGTAATGCTGCTACTAAATCGTCGTGTTGTCCCGGTTTACCTTTAAAACTAATGCCATGTGCGATAAAAGATTTTAGTTCGGTTATTAAAGGTTTACTGTTAATTACCATCTTATCTTCTTCAACAAAATATTTTAATTTTGAACATGCAGCAATTTTATTATTAAAGGTTGTATTAAATCCTTTGCGGAATTTGCGAACATGCCCCTTTCTGCCCGGCTCGCTTACAAATAATCCCGGAAATGTTTCTTCTCCTAAGTTGTCAATTACTACTAGTGCGCTTTCACCTACCGTATTGTTTTCTACTGACCAGTATACTGAGTTGTATTGGTCGGCGCCAATCTCATCTTGTATATATAATAGTACATCTCTAAATAACTTTACCTGTCCTTGGATTGGAGTAATGTTATGATGCCATTCTGCTACTTGTACCATTGACGGTAATTCAAATACTGATATTGCAGAATAGTCCCCGCCTGTACCTAAACTTGGATCCAATGCTACTAAATATAAATTACCAGCAGTTGGTGCTTTATACCATCTAACTTGTCCCATTTTCATTATTGGCTCTTTACCGTATAGTTCAACTAATTTTAAACTGTTAATAAGAGTTTCGTCGTATACTAAGAATTCGCAGCCGTATTCACGTCTAAACTTTTCTTCACCAATACGACCTAATTCGTCTTTCTTCCATTCTTCATCGCGATCTGGGTGATCCCACCAGTCAGAACGAAATCCAGAGAATCCGTTAATTCCGATCCTATCTGCTTTCTCATTACCAAATTCATCAAAACATTGTTGGCTTTCTTTCCATATAGTAGCAAATTGATCTTCGTCACTATTTGGTGTAGAAGTAATAATACAACGTCCACCAGTTGCTAGTGTAGGTGATATAGAAGTCCAAAATTCTTCAGCAATGTTAGGTTGTAAGAACGCAAACTCATCGCAGTATAGTAACGAAATACTCATACCCCGTCCTGTTGTACCTGTAGTAGTTTGACTTACAATACGTGATCCATTATCAAACTCCATAGATCCTTTGTTATAACTAACAACCCCTGCACGTAAAAAGTCTGGACATAGTTCGTATCCATAGCGTATACGTTGCATAATCTCTTGAGCACCAGTGTACTTGTGCGCTGCAATTAGAATAGTTTGATCTGGATGAAACATTGCATACCATAATAAGTATGCAGATGCACACGTTGTTTTACCACTTTGACGCGGTAACATGTTAATATTAAAACGATGTGCGTGATAACAATTTAACAAATTAACTTGATAATCAAAAGGTTGAAATAATAATTTACCTTTTACTGAGTGCTGAATATGAAAAAATTTTCTTGAAAAATGTAAAAATCCATCAGTGGGATCAGAACACATTAATATATCATTAATCTGATCTTCATTAAATTTTTCAGTTTTATGTGCTTTTTTTGTAAGGACACCGTCTAGCGATTTACCCATATATAATCCTTTTTTGTATTATGTATTTACAAAAAAAAGCGGACATATTGTCCGCTTTGTGAATTATCTTCTATGATCAAATTTAGGATGTTGAGTTGTATCTAGTACGTCATACCGTTTACCAAGTTCATCTGCTTGTCGTTTACGTTCTTTTTCAGCTAGCTTACGACCCTTTGCATAATTAGATGAACCGTGGACCCCGCCTTGATAAATTGCAATTGCAACGTTAGTACCTGGAATAAATAATCCAATGTTATATGAAGTTTTAAGTTTTGGATGTATATGATCAATATCATCAAAATCAAAACCATCTCTGCCACCGTACACATGATCGTGTTCATCACGGCGCCGATTTTCAATTATCTTTTTTTTTGTGTACGCTCTTTAACATCTTCGTATAATGATGCAAGATGATTAACTAATGACTCGTGACGAATATTCCATGGATTACCACCACCTGATTGTTTAGGAGCTTCGCCGCCTTTACTAAACATATCATCACCTGTTGGTGTAATTGCATCAATATCAAATACTTTAGAACCTCTATCACCATGTTTAGAATTTCCAAAGCTATCACCAATAACAACGTCTTCTTCGTCATTACCAAATAATTTTTCACTGTCGTGTGGTTCGTGTGTAGGTTCACTGTGTGAATCTCCACCTATACCTTTTAATACATCGATCAATTCACGGATGCCATCTGCACCTTTACTATTAATAGTAAGATTCATGTTTAATGATTCTTCAGGAGGTGGACCACCTTGTATTACAGCTGCAGGCATACCGCCGCATTCGTCAACTGGCAGTTCTATGCCTTCGTCAAGTTGTTGCATTTTTTGCATTAATTCTTTAAAGTCCATTAAAATTTCCCTAATTTAGCAGTTGGCAGTGTAACTTGTTTAGATCCAATTGCACTAGTTGTTCCAATTGATTTATCATATTTAGAACTACCTACTGCTGCTTTTTCAACAGGTGCTTTTTTTGCTAATAATTGATCGTTAACGCCTTTGTATTGTTCGCCTTGTGATTTAACTTTACCAAGTTCTTTTAACAATGACATTACATTTGATTGGCCTACTAAGTGTTGATTATTTTCTTTTTCATAATCTTTACCTAATAATGCTTCACCAGATTTTTCATCATTCTTATGATTAAGTTCTTGTTCTTCTTGTTCTTTAAGATTGCGAACTTTAACACAGCATTCGCTTAACCCTAATGATTCAGCTGCAAGTTGTCTTACTTGAAAACTTGTTGCAGGATAATTTAATATAATATCATATGTTGTAACACTGATATTTTTGTGTTCAGGAAAATCAAGTTGCGTTTCCTGAATTGGTGTGCGTGTACTTCTTTGGAATAATTCCACTACAAATCTATCTAACGATCCTTTAAATTTATCAAGTTGTTCATCTGCAGGTTCTCCGGCAATTTTAACTTTAAATTCATAAGATTGTTTTGATTCGAGTAAATGTTGTTTAAATGATTTCATAATATATCCTTGATAGTATATTTATTTCATATTCTTTAATTTTTCGATCAAACTGTTACGATCGGTTACAATAAAGCCATCTCCTTGAATGTTAATGCCAGTATCTTCCGGATGTGCATCATTATCTAATTTTTGTTTTTTAATTTGAAGTTCGATCATTTTAAGTTTTTTATCTATCTTAGCTGATTTTGCATCAATTGCATTCTTTAACATACTTGCTGCAACTTCAAATACACGTCCGCTATATCTAGCTTCAACGTTCATTCCTAAGTCCATTAAGTCGTCGTATGCATCAGTTGCACGTTGTGCTAGTGCATCAAACTCAGTATCACTAATGTCGCCTAAGCCTTTTACTTGCGGCAATGCTGCAGATATTTTATCAAACTCGGCTATGTCTCTAAATAACGGGGTAGGCACAGGAGGGACGGGTAGTTGTGCTTCAGTTTCTTTTATAATAGTTTTACTTTCTGGTAAATTTAAGAGTTCCTCTAATTTACGTGTCATAGGATATCCTCATATAGTATTACTATTTACGTTGTTTGCCACCATTGTGGAAAATATCGTCTTCATTTATGACTCTAAATACTAGGCCATTTTGTTTACAATATGCATTAGCTGCTGCCCACTTAGCTTGATTTTTAATAAACTGTGCTTGATTATATTTGTTTTTACCAACACGCTCTAATATATGTTGACTTGCAGGTTTTATTTCAATTACTTCGTTATGAATATGATTGTTTTTATCTACATATTGAATAAAAAAGTCAGGAAGATAAATTGTGTTGCGGTTAGTTAGTGGGTCTCGATATGGAATAGTTATAGCTTCACTTGCCCATTTTTGAATTCCAGGATTAGTATCGCACATGTTCATAAAGTTCCATTCCCACGAACTTCTATAATACGGAACTTTAGTTCCTACATATTTTCCAGGATTAACTATATTATATTTTCCTTTTGCAAACTTACGGCTACTCATACTAGTATATTTCTTTTTTCATATGCGTTATCGGCAACCTTAACTCGATAACCAATTAAACTTGTTTTTTCTCTATATGCATTTAAAATCTGTGCAACGACTGATGATAACTGCATAGTAGGTACAACTTTAAGTGTATCTAATAATTCAAACACTGGTATATTATCAGCTTTAGCTTGATTTAAAATTACAATAGAAACTGTTCTTGCACTCGATATATCAAAGCCGCGTCTCTGAAAAAATCCAACAGTTGCATCAATGTCATTTGCTGGAAAGGTAACTTGGTTAACATAAAATTTATCAAAAAATTGTTTAATTTCAGCTGCACTTGATGATGTTTGTGGTAAGTTTGAATTCATATATTTCCTTTATTTTTTTGTATGTGCAGGAGGATTGAGATTGACATCGGTAGTACCTACAGTTGTTCCTTGGATATTAGATTGTGTTGATGGACTTGTATTGGTATTAGATTGACCTACTGGAAGTGAAACATTTTGTATACCACTAGGTTGCATTGCAAGTAACGAATCATACGCTAATTGTTTAGTACTTGCAGATTTAGATTTAGATATAACATTATCAGTAATCGAATTAAGACTACTAGGAGTTGTTGGATCTGTAGATCCAAACCATGCTTTTGCAAATGAATGCGATCCATCTGGTACGTCGTTTATATCCCTAGTTGGATCTATATTTGATAATGGTGAAGGTGTAAGATCATATAACGGAGACGATGCACCAAAATCTTTCATTCCAGTATGGTCACCATCATCAATGTGATTAACCCACCCGGCATTAAACGACACTGCTTCATATGCTATTTTCATATCAAATTCGTGAGATGCAGTTTCGTGATACCCTAATTTTCCACCGGTCCACGATGTAATTATTGGATTAATTAATCTATAACTTACATATTCTTTTCTTGACATTTGAAAAATCATAATATCTTTAAAGAATGGTTTCTTACGACCGTTGTATCCGTACGGTGCAGTAATATAATTTGAATGTAAAGTTGCATTTTTTATATATGATGAATCTTTAGCAGACACTGTGGGATCAGCGTAGTAATATTTGTAATATAATTGCCACATTTGATTTACAAGACCCATGTTATCATCATGGAACGCAATATCAATATCAGTATACTTATGTTGTACTGCATACGATGGTAAATTAACACCTTTAACTAATAAATTAAGTTGATCATGAAGTGTTTCTACTAATCCTTTAACTGGGTCTGATTTTGGATCTGGGTTAACTACATCCCAATCAATACTAAAGGACACATGAAATAAAAATTTATTTTTTGGTAATAATCTAAATTGATCGTCAGCAAAAATCCTAGCCGCATGTTGACGGCATCTAAGGATAGTTATTGGATCTGATTGTAATTCTGAAGTAGGTGTAAATGACATACATATATTTATCTTTTTAATAAAGTGAAGAGTTTATGTGGTCAAAAAAAAGCCCGTATGTTACGGGCTTTTTAATTATCCTATTATATAAGAGTATTGTTAGTTAGTACCATCAACAAGAGTTGCTGTACCGCCTGTGCCTTCTGCATAAGATTTTCTACCAGTACCACCTGTTTCCATACTGCCAATTGCTCCGCCAACTGTTTGAATACAGTTATCAGGTTGGATTGATAAGTCAATTGTCATACCAGTACCTTGGTCTGAATATTGTAATTGTCCAAATGTAGAAGATACAATATAACATCCAACACATTCCCATGTTTCTAAAATGTTTGGAGAACCATCTTCGTTAGAGAATGATGCCATGTTTCCACCATCTAACATTTGAATTGTCATATTAAATTTATAATCACCTGCTGCTGCAGCTGAACTTTGTTCAAAGAAATCAAATTGTTTTTGGTTTTGTTCACCGACAACTTTGTTAACTACTCCTGTAGAATCGTCACGTAGTTTAATAGAAATTGGATCCCAATTAGGCTTACCTGCATAATGAATTGTACTATTATATACATCAATTTTTTGATCAGCAAATTTAACTGTTGGACGATTTGCTTCAACAATTTGTTTAGTTAGTTGCAAGCCGCTATCCGAAGCAGGGTCAATAATGCCAAAATTTGAAAATAGCACTCTAAAGCGATATTTCAACTTAGGCATTAACATTGCCTCATTAGTAGCGTCAAGATTTACCGGAACTGAAAAATTAGTTAACGATGTAATTCCTGATGGTGTTTCTGTTTCTGCCATTTTTTATTCTCCTTATTTCAATGACTCGCCGGTATTTCTTAAACGCAATGGAATATAAATAAATTCTATTGCCTTCATTGGTTGAATTGCAACATCAATCCATAGTTCACTACGATCAATTCTGTCTGGGGTATTATTTTGTCCGTCGCATTGGACTAAGAAATCCATAATTCCTCGTTTAGAC